AGACCATCATCTATGAAGTGCAACAAATGTTCCAAATGTGGCAAAACAAAAACTATATAAACTAAATAACACGTAATCTTAATACATGGCAGAAGAATGTAATTGCTCACAAGAGCATGACAAAGCTGAATCTCTAGTTGAGGAAAAACCTCAAGAAGAGAAAAAAGCAGAAGCCGACGATAAAGAAGAAGCAGAAGACAAAAACAAAGCAGTTCTTGATTCTTTAGCAGTCTCTATGAAAGCAACAGCAGAAGCAGTTCAAACAGTTTCTGATACTGTAAAAGCATTAGACAGCAGAATTAAAGCACTCGAGACTCCGACTGATCTTCCTTTGACCCCAAAAGTCTCTGATAAAGATGACATTGGTGCAGAGGTAAAGACTCCAGACACCTATCAAAGTAACTCAATCCAAGCTGGATTGCACGATGATAAGACTGGAGATAAGAAACCAGAGTCTGACAAAGGAAATCTCTCTATGCAAGAGAAATCCGTTTTGCCTGAAGCACAAAGCTTTACAACAGAAACACCTAGACCAACTGCAAATGTAACCAAATCAGTGTCAAGCCAAAGCTCAGCATTGAACCCAGTTTTGAAAGCCGCTAGATCTAGAGGTAATCAATACATGGATGTATTAGCAAGAGAAATCTTGTCTGGTAAATTTGGTACCGAAGAGGAGGTATATTACTAATGTCCAATCCTTCAATTAAAACAATTGACGAATTAGAGGCACAGTATTACGGATATAACCGTAACTTCCTTAGAAAAGCAGACAGTCCAGTCACAACATCAACAGCAGGCGTATTCAACGCTATTTTCGGAGCATACGCATGGGCTCAACTCAACCTTGAAGCCAATGCATTTGGTATACTTCCAAAATATCCGTGGGATAAATCTGGTTGGAGGGTTATAACTGCAAAACCAACTGTAGACACAGCACAAGGCAACACATCATTGGGCGGAGTCGCAGAAGGTGGAGTAATTCCAGACGAAATTTTGCCAACTGTGGCAGAACTAGATGTTAGACCAAAGACAATGTCTTTAGTCTTCTCAGCATCTGAAGTTATGGAATGGTTGTCAACTCACTCCAAAGATGATATTTGGGGCGGATTAGGTAGTTTAAGACTGTATATGGCAGTTCAGCACAAAGAGCTCCTCAACAGAGCACTATTGGCTGATGTCGAAGGAACAGTAACAGGTTCAGGTACCTTTGCAGGTACTACTGACTTTGAGAGTCTCGACAGAATCATTTCAAGTGATGCTGAAGAAGATGCACTCGGAGGTTCAACAACTGGTTACTATGATCCATGGGCAGCTAACGCAACTGTAGATAGAGATGCTGGAACCACTTATGATTCCACCGTTGAATCTGCAAGCGGTACAATCGGAACTAATGGTGTTTTGACCGACGATACTATCAGAACATTCTTACGTAAAATAAGAATTGCAGGTGGTAAAGATCCTAACGTACTCTTAGGTTCCCACGAAGTTTACAGCGAAATCCAAGGTATTTACACACCTCAAGTCCGTGTAAAGAACCCTTACGGAGAACAAGTAGTTCAAATCGATGTGAACGGAATTAAGACCTTTGAAGGCACAGGAGTAGGTCTACACGTAGATTCATTATATGGAATCCCATTCATTCCAAGTAAAGATGCACCAAGTGATGCTGACGACTCAGAAGAAGTCGGAAGATTATTCGCATTGGACACCTCAGACTCAGAAGGATATGGTTATCCAAGATTAGGAATTCAAGTCGCAATTCCAACTGAATACTACGAAGCAACACGAAGATCCCCAGGATACCCATTCATCAACAATGCATTTGTTGAGAAAGGTCTATTCAGAACAATGGGAGAAACCGTTTGTCGTCACTTTAAATCCCAAGGTAAAATTAGAGACATTAAACTCTAAGACTAGCCGAATCTTTTTTTATTTTTTCGATTATGGAATGTCCACGTTGCTACAAAAAAATGAGAAAGATGACAGCCTGTCATCTGATATGCCCAAATTGTGGGGCTCATCTAGACTGTTCTGACAAGGGAAGTTTCTGGTAACCTATCTTTATATATAAGTATATTCAGATAATAATATGGCTATCACAGTCGCACAGAATCAAGATCATAAGAATCTTACAGGAAAGACTTTAACCGTGCAGTCACAATTAACTTCAAAGTTAAGAACTGCAATTGTCGACGTCACTTTTGGTGGATCAGACAACTACGCAACAAACGGTAATACTGTCGACCTTTCTATGGGCGGTAGAATCTCAAGTGTAATTGGAGCAGAAGTACTTCATTGCAACAAAGGTCTACTTTTACAATATGCTCCAGCCGCAGGCGGAGCAGCTGCCACAGGAAAATTTAAAGCTTATGGTCATACCCCAACAAGTTCTACAAGTACAGTAGTTGCACTTGAAGAGCTAGATAACGCTGACACAGCAGTGAATAGTATGACTATTCGCGTTCGTGTAACAGGTTTCTAACCCCTTTTTTTATTCACAAAACTTTATAAGTATAGATATATTACCTAAATCATGGTAGGCAAGATTAGTCAACTAGCAGTAGTTAACTCTGCAACCGTTCAAGCCAAGACAGGTCACGGTATTATCAAGTCCATTTATACCACAACGGCAGGGGATAGAGTATTCTCAATAATAGATAATATCACAGGAACTACAGCAAAGTTTTCATTCACTGCAAATGCAGGTAACTCAGCACCAATGATCAATACACCATTCAGTACAGGTATCAGAATAGTAGTAGCATCTGGCAGTACTGGCGAAATAGTCGTGTTATACGAGTAGAACGCAAAACTTTAAAAGATAAGGACATACTATTTAAGCATGGTTGTTACATATTGTACTGTTCAAGATGTATCTGATTTTCTACGTGTTCCCATCACTGCTACTACTACTCCAAACAAGGCTCAGGTTGAGAAACTTATCAATAGGAAAGAAGCAGAAATCGAAAGAAGAATAGGTCACGCATGGACAGAAAGAACCATTACGGATGAGATTCATGACTTGCCATTAGTTTATACTTTTGGCTGGGGTACTCCAGTATTTTTACAACACAGAAGAATCAAAGACTTGGACGGATCAGCAGGAGACAAGATAGAAATCTGGCAGGGTTCTCAGGATACTTATTCTAACATCTTAGGAAATGACAGTTGGTATAACATTGAGCAGACTCACGGTAAATTATTTTTAAGAGGTTTCATATTTTCAATTCTTAGAAAACACAGAGTAAGAGTTACCTACAGATACGGAGACACTGTTGTTCCAGAAGATATCACTGATGCAATTATCAAGATGGTTTCAATTGAGATTATAAGTACTAGTTTTAGAATGGACAAGTTGCCAATGGGTGGAAGTGGAATCAACATACAGACATCAATGACAAAGTGGCAAGAGGACATTGACAGAACTGTTGCAGACAGAAGAGAAACATTCGTTGTAAGATGACCAAATTAACTGACTTAATAGTTGATATTGTCAGATCAACTTATTATGAAATGAATCAAGAAGAAGCAGAATCAGCAAGAGATAGGGGGCAAAGAATAAGAAGAGCAGAAGAAAAAGTAATACAAGAGAAACCTGCGTATGGAAAAATTATAAAGAAATTAAAATCACAAGGGGATATAGAAAAATATGGAATACCAGTAGGAGCAGAGCCAATAGACAACGAAGAAGGATATGACGAGGATGAAGATACGGATGAAAATTATCAGTCAGCAAAACAAATAATCTTTAAGCATCAAACCATAGGAGGAGACCAATCTAGAGGAGGCAAAACCAAGTTTAGACGTTGGTTAGAAAATGTTTATCTTGAAGATCCTAAACAGAAAGATCTAAAACAGGCTATAGACGGAGTTTCTGGTAAAAAGAAAAGAAACATGATGAAAAGTATATCATATGGTGTAAGAATGCATATTGCAAAATACGGTTTAGAGCCTGGAGCAACAGCACATCTTGACAACGAAGGAAATACTACTGAAATATTCTATGGTTCAGGAAAATCATGGAAGTCAACATATCCTAAAGGAGGTTATAGTTAATGGGAATAGCAATTTATGACTCGGTAGACGACGTAATATCAATGCTTCAGACTCAGTGGAACTATGACAATGACGATGCCCCCAAACCAAGATTCACAAAAGTATGGGAAGAGAAGGCAGTAGGTATCATAGATGACTTGGAAGACACAGTAGTAATAACTCCTGGCTCGGAAAAGGTAGATTATTTTAATCTTTTTGGAGAGAACCATCTTCATACTACAGTAGTCATAATGGACATAAGATCATATGATGAGGACAGATTCAGATCAATAGTGGATCAAGTAGACAAAATTATAAAAAATCAAATAAGAAGGGTTAAGTTTGTTGATTTACGACTGACTCAATCAAAGTCACTTTCTCAAGATGATCGTAATATGTTTAGGCATATATTCGAAGTTACCTACAGAAAACTAGACCCATAATATTTATAAGCGATATTAATGGTTAAAT